GATGGGGGTGACCGTATTCGACCCGAAGGACGAGGTCGTGAGGCGCTCGGGTTACAAGTCGACCAAAGAATATCTGAACGCCCAGCGCGGCGGCATGCTGCGCTGGAGAAGGGAGTAAACGCATGAACGGCGCCCCTAGCCCGGACACCGTCCCCACTCCTCGATCTACCGAAATGGGGGGCAGCCCCTCGATCTCGGAGTGTTTGATTCAACATACCCGGAAACATAGGGAGTTGCAATGATAAATGACAAATCGATCGGAGTCGAGCTGCAGGGGCTGGAGCTTTTGAAGACCCGGATCGGCGACATGCTCGGCCAGTGCGCCAACATGGAGCCGTTCTTCGTCCAGGTCGCCGCCATCATGCACGGCGAGGTCGAGGACAACTTCGCGGCGGGCGGCCGGGACCCGCAATGGCCCGAGTCGCAACGAGTGAAGAAACACGGCGGCCAGACGCTGATAGATTCGGCACAGTTGATCGGCTCGATCCAGGAGTTCGTCACCGGGGAGAGCGCCGGCGTCTCCACCAACAAGATCTATGCCGCCGCCCAAAACTTCGGCAGCGACATCACCCAGTATCCACGCAGCCAGCGGCTCTATTTCCGCGCCGACAAGAAAACCGGAGTCGTCGACAATCGCTTCGCCAAAAAGAGCCGGTCCAACTTCTCCCAGTGGGCCACCTCGGGCACACGGGTCATCCACCTGCCGCAACGCGAGTTCATGAAGATGAGCGACGCGGGACTCGGCAAGATCGAGCTGGCGGCGGGCGCTTTTTTAACCGGAGGATGAAAGCGCCAAATTCGCCCTGTGCGGGCCGACCTTGCCCCACGGCCCTAGAGAGCCCCGCCCCGAGCGCCGTTCGCAGGCTACAGGGAAATTTAAAGACTGTTTTAAGACGGTTCCGTTTCCCGGTCCCGACCCCCACCGGGCGAAGCGGCCGAGATGGAGAAAAATAGAATGACTTTGTCGAGAACTAAAGCGGCTTTAAATGTGTCGAAGGAGGGCGACTGGTACAGTCGCCCTGAAGAAGCGACTCGAACAGCGGGTCCGAAGGAGAAAGCATGAAGGGATGGGTCGAGATATTCAAGGCCGGCCGCCAGGTCGACAGCGCCGGCAACGCACGCGACTGGACGGAGCAGGATCTGGACAAGATCGTCGAGCAGTACGGCTCCGGTAACCACGAGGCACCCATCGTGGTTGGCCACCCCGAGCACAACTCGCCCTCCTTCGGCTGGGTCGAGTCGCTCAAGCGCGACGGGAAGCTGCTCTTGGCCAAGTTCAAGGACGTTATGCCCGAGTTCGCGGACCTGGTGAAGGCCGGCACCTACAAGAAGCGCTCGATCAGCCTCTACCCCGACCTGACGCTTCGCCACATCGGCTTTCTGGGCGGCATGCCGCCGGCCGTCAAGGGGCTGGCGGATATCGCCTTCGCCGACGACGGGAAGAAACCCATGGTGATCGAGTTTGGCGCAGGCTACGGAGAAAGCCCGCTACGGCGTGCGTACGGCGTGCTGCGCAATCTGTTTTCCGAGATGTCGGGCATGCAGGGAGGAGAGATTGCGGATGCCAAGAGCCGTTCCGGGTTCTGCGCCGATTGCGGCGACAACTGCTGCCTGGCGGCATGCCCGTCGGGCGCCATCAGCATGACCGCCGACAAGGGGGCGGTCATCGACCCGGCCAAATGTACCGTCTGCATGGCCTGCTGCCAGGCATGCTGCATGATGAACGACCCCGTGGCGGGGATGCAGGTTGCAAACTACCAGGACAAGGAGACAAGCATGAAAGACGAAGAGGTTCAGCAACTCGTCACGAAATCGGTGACGCTGGCAGTACAGCAGTTCAGCGAGACCACCAGTAAAACGATTGCCTTGCTGGAGACCAAGCTCGCGCAGCTGGAGGGGGGGATGGTATCCGACCGCGAAAGCGTGCAGCGCCGGGAGTTCAGGGAATTTCTCATGACTCCCGAGATGCAGCGGCGGGTGCCCGAAGCCGGCCGAGAGGCAACCGTCAACCAGATGGTGACGCTCTCCGTCGCAGCACCGGTGCAGTTCGGCGAGGGGGATGCCAAGACGGCTAGGCCGGCCCTGGAGGTCTACAAGGAGCAGCTGCGGGCACTGCCCGAGGTGGTCCAGTTCGGCGAGCACGCCACCAGGGAGAAGGTCGGGGATCTGGAGCAGGTGGGCGGCATGAGCATCGACCTCCTGGCTGCGAAGGCTCGCGAGTTCAGGGATGCGGAGTCTGCGGCCGGCCGCACGGTCACCTACACCGACGCCGTGGCGCATGTCAAAAAAAAGGGAGGTGGTAACTGATGCAACCCGGAATAAGAAGGAACTATCGCGCCCAGGGCGCAATCGGCCGGTACCGCTTCGCCACCTTCGGTACGGCGGACGGCACGGTCAAGCAGGCGGCCGACGACTCGGCGACCATCATCGGCGTCGCCCACGACATCGACCTGGTCGACGGCGAGCGGGGCGACATCGTGCGGGACGATTTTCCCGGCATCGAGTACGGCGGCGCCGTCACCAGGGGCGACTACCTGACCGCCGACTCGGAGGGGCGCGCCATCCCCATCACCCCGCCTGCAGCCGGGGAAACCGTCCACTACGGCGGCATCGCCGAGGTCAGCGGCGTGGTCGGCGACATCTGCCCGGTCTGGCTGGAACCCGGCGTGCTGATCAGGCCGGCAGCATAACCAAAGCCTTAAAAGGAGGTAGCAACCAGTGGCCAAATCCGCATATTCCATAGACCCCGAACTCACCGCCATCACCCGCGTCTACACCAACGGCAAGCTGATCGCCGACGACGTGATGCCGCGCATCCCGGCCATCAACAAGGAGGAGTTCAAGTACAACGAGTTTTCCAACGTCGACGAGGCGTTCACCGTGCCCGACACCAAGATCGGCCGCACGTCCGACGCCAACCAGGTCGGGCAGTCGTCCAAGCTCTTGACCGACTCCACCGAGGACTGGGGCCTGAAGGACGTGGTCCCGCAGCCGGACATCGACAACGCCCCGGCGGGCACCAACCTGCTGGGCCGCTCGACGGAATTCCTCACCGACCTGGTGCTTCTGGACCGCGAGATCCGCGTGGCCAACATGGTCCTGGATGCGACCAACTACCCGGCCACCAACAAGCTGGCCCTCGTCGGCACCAGTAAGCTCACCAGTCCCGACTGCGACCCAATCGGCATCTTCGAGGACGCCCTCAACAGCTGCATCATGCGGCCCAACAAGATGGCCATCGGCCGGATGGACTTTTCGTTGCTGTCGCGAAACCCCAACATCGTCAAGGCCATCAACAAGACCCTGGGGGACAAGGGTAAGGTGACCAAGCAGCAGATCATGGAGCTGTTCGAGCTGGACGATCTGCTGATCGGCGAGGCCTGGGTCAACAACGCCCGCAAGGGCCAGGCGCGCGACCTGAAGCGGGTCTGGGACGGGTCGATTCTCTTCTACAGCAACAACCCGCTGGCCGACACCCGCCAGGGCGCCACCTTCGCCTACACCGTCCCCTACAAGCAGCGGGTGGCCTTGACCAAGTTCGACAGCGATCTCGGCCTGCACGGTAGCACCGTCATCAAGGTGGGCGAATCGGTGAAGGAGCTGATCGTGGCCAACGACATGGCGTTCCTGCTCACCGGGACCAGGTAAGGGGGGCGGCCATGAACGAGCAATCCACCTACACCGTCACCTCGCCCCTCCACCACGGCCGTCTGTTTAGGGTGGACGAGCCCATTACGCTGACGCAGGCCGACGCCGAGGCTCTGAGCGCATACCTCGACTTGGAGAGCAAACGCGAAGCCGACCCCGCCGCCATGCCCGTCTTCAGCGTGACGGTGGTCGACATGGACGAGGCGCATATGGAAGAGCTTCGCCAGGCGCTGGAGGAAGAGAGGGACCGCGCCTTCGAACTGGAGCTCGCCCTGAGTAAGGCCGCCGACGCCTTCAAGCAGGCTACCGAGGAATTAAGGGTGGCGGGAGCGTTGATTGTCGAACTGACCGAAGATCGGGACGCCCTCAAGCTCGAGAACGACCAGCTCAAGATCGAGAGCGAGCAGCTCAAGGTGGATCTCGCTGCAGCTGCCAAGACGGACGCACCTGCGGCCAAGGTCAAGAAGTAATGTACGGAACCCTCGACCTCGTCAAGACCCGGTTGTCCGAGCAGATGCTGATCATCCTGACCGCCTCGAAAGATGCTCCCGGCCTGATCGACGAGACCGTCGTCGACCGGGCCGGGGCCGAGGCGGACGCCCTGATCGACTTCCATCTGCGCGGCCGCTACCCGCTGCCGCTGCCGGACCCGGTTCCGCCCGTGCTGATCGGCTGGTGGCTCGACCTGGTCGTTGCCGGCTTGTACAAGGGGCGCCCGGAATCGGGCGTCATGCCCGACTCGGCCATCTCCGCCGAAAAGACCGCCAGGTTGATGCTCAAGGATTTGCGTGATGGCAAGGGCGAGTTGTACGACCGGACCGACGCCACCGGCCCGGTGGTGGTCGAGCCGTCGCGGGTCATGGCCAGCTCGTCGCCCAAGATCTTCGGCGGGCCAGGCGGCGTACTGGAGCGATATTGATGAGCCTCTCCAGCACGCAAGCAGACATCGAGGCCGCACTTAAAGCCTCGGGACGTTTCAGCCAGGTCGGCATCTGGGCCGGCGACATTCAGGGGCTGATCGACGCGCCCAAATCGGTCCCGGCGGCGTTCGTAATCCTTTCGGGGGTGAATTACGATCTGCCGATTGGCCTGCGACCAACGACCGCGATCTCGGACAACCTGTGGTCGATCATCGTTTTCGAGTACGCAAGTAAAGCCGTCGGGCAGGAAATCGCCGCCTACCAGGCGATTGAGGCGGTGGTGGCGGCCATCATAAATCTCAAGGTCGGAGCCAACCAGCGACTCTGGCCGGCGCACGCGAGGCTGCTCGGTGCCGTGAAGAACAGCGTCTGCGGTTACGGTATTCAGTTTTCACTCATTTAAGAAAAGGAGAGTCCAAATGTCGTTTTCATCTTTAACTCGCGAGCTGTCGTCGGTTCGCGAAACCGCGTTCGGTGTGACGCCCGCCGCTCCCACCATGAAGGAGGTCCGGGCGCTCAAGACTTTCACCTTCAAGGTAGTTCCCGGAACCATCGAGAGTGCCGAGAAAAAGGCCCACCGCCAGAAAGTGGAT